AAGCTTATGAAAAAGTGGAAGAGTTATTGGAAAAGATAGGGGATCTTAGAACTCTGTTAAATACCGAACACCAAGACTAATGAATCTTTCGGCAGAACAAATACAAGCTAATTGGGAAAAGCATCTTAAAATTGTAGATACTTTTATAACAGGTGATCGTAAAGATAAGTTAAAAGCTCTTTACCTTGACCTATCCGATGAAATGATTATGGCTCCTGCCTCTGGAAAGACTTTTTACCATAATGCTTTCCCGGGAGGGTATATTGACCATGTTAATCGTGTTGTTCATTGTGCTTTAAAAACTAAAGCATTATGGGAAGAAATGGGAACCTCTATAGATTTTACCGATGAAGAGTTAGTTTTTGCTGCTCTTAATCATGATTTAGGTAAAATAGGCTCTAAAGGAAAACCTAACTATATCCAACAGACAGATAAATGGAGACAGGATAAATTAAATGAAATGTATACTCCTAATAAGGATTTGACATTCATGCTTATTCAAGACCGTTCTCTATTTACCTTACAGCAATATGGTATAGCTTTAACAGAAAGAGAATTCTTAGCTATTAAATTACATGATGGATTATATGATGATGTAAATAAGCCTTATTACATGTCTTTTAGTCCTGATGCTAAATTTAAAACTAATTTAGTTTATATTCTTCATAATGCTGATTTTTTAGCTTCTAAAATAGAATATGATAATTGGAAGAATCAAGGAGGTTCTACTGAAAATAAAACTGAGAAGACAAAGGCGAGTACAGGTAAAACCGTTAATGCCTCTCCAGGATTAATGAATTTAGTAAAAAATATATAAAAAATGGAAATCTTATTAATATTATCAGCTGTTATTATTTTAACTTTAAGTTACGTGATTTATAACTTAAATCGTAAAGTAATTAAGCAAGAGGAGATCCTAGAATACCAAGTAGGTTATCTTAGAAATGTTTCGTATCTTATTAGTGAATCAAAAATTTATGTTGAACAATTAGATGAGAAAGGTGCATTTAGGTCAGATGACGAAGTTGGAGTCTTCTTTAATTTTATGAAAGAAATACAAGAAACTATAAATGCCTACCGTCTCCCAGAAGACTATGGCAAAGCCACAAAATAAAGATAATTACTACTTTACACAAGAAACAGAGGATGCAATCGTAAGATATAACGCATCCTCTGACCCAGTTTTCCGTGATACTGTATTTAAGAAAGAAATATATCACCCACTTTATAAATTAGCAGAGAACATTATTCATACTTTTAAATTCTACTACTTAGATGTAGATAGTATAGAGGATTTAAAATTAGATGTAGTGAGTATGCTTGTAGAAGAAAAACTTCACAGATTTGATGCTACCAATGGAGCTAAGGCATTTTCGTACTTTCAAACGATAGTAAAGAGATGGCTTATAAATTATAATAACCGTAATTATAAGAAGTTAAAACAAGTAGGATCTTTTGAAGAAATGGAAGATTCTTATGAAGTAGAAGGACTTCCGGATTCTGAGAGACGTATACCTCTTGCATCTATAATGAACTCCTTTATTGAGAGTAGTTATGAAAATATTGAAGAACTATTCCCTAAAGAACAAGATCAAAAAGTAGCAGATGCAATACTTACCCTTTTTAAAACTAGACATGACTTAGAAATTTTTAGAAAGAAAGCTTTATACATCTACATAAGAGAGATGACAGATTGCGAAACCCCTACACTTACTAAAGTAATTTCTAAACTTAAAGAAGAATTTTATAAAGTACATAAATCTTACCAAGACGCAGGATTTACTATTCAATAAGATATCTTTCGATATTTATATAATAAATAGACTATGGGATTAGAGACAACAATATTCGGGAAAAAGACCGTTTCTGATGTTCTAAAAGAAATTTACGACAATTCTAAGAATAAAGAAAAACAAATTAACGCTCTTATTGGGGAGTTAAAACCTCTTGTTGAGAACATAGGAGATGCAACTTTAGTTGTTCCTATGATTAAAGAGTATTTAGAGGTTGGAGTAAAGAATGATGAACATCTTATTAAAATGGTAGCACTTGTTCAAAGACTTGAAGGAGCAGGAAAAGGGTCTGAAGCAGACTTTTTCAACCCAGAAGAGCTTGCAAAACTAATGGAACAAAGTGAAGAACTGGGAAAACACCTAGATAAAAAAGACGAAGAGTAATGAAAGGTAATAATTACTTTTTAGGTAGCAAAGTAGGGTCAATAGTACAGTCTCAAGGAGGAGGTACCACTTCTCAACCTGCTTTCATTTTTGGAAGGGTTATAAAGATTGCATTAGATGAATCTACAGTAATTACAGACCCTAACGGAAATACTCTACCTATAGGTACTATAATATACCGAAATATTCTAGAAGAGAAAGAAATAAGCTCTACAGAATACCCAGCACTACCCTTACATACTAATATAAAGCAATTCCCATTACTAAACGAAGTAGTAATGATAATGCAAGGACCTACCTCAGATATACAATCAAGTGTAGCAAGCAAGGATATGTACTATTCTACAGTAGTTAACCTATGGGGAAGTAGTCATCATAATGCACTTCCTGAACCTAACACAGACATAAGTACTATTTTAGGGAAAGACGTAAAAGAACTTGCAGATATAAACCCTATGTACCCTTTTCCTGGAGATATTATTATAGAAGGAAGACAGGGTCAATCTATAAGATTGAGCGGTAATATGTCACCTGAGAATAAATTGGTAGATGAAAGTAATAACGCTAAGCCTATTATATTAATAAGTAACGGTCAATTAAAGACAGATAACGGAATAGATTATATAGTTGAAGATATAAATACCGATCCAAACTCTCTATACTTCTTATCTGATCATAAAACAGATTTAATAGAAGTAAATAAGAAGAGAGATTCATACGATGTAGTTCCACTAAGTGCTAAGCAGTATATAGGTAATCAAGTTGTTCTAAACGGAGGAAGACTTTTTTTTAATGCAAAAGACGATTCTGCATTCATATCAGCCAAAGAGTCAATAGGTTTAAATGCTAGAACTCTAAACTTTGATGCAAAAGACTATATGTGTGTAGATGCTAAAAAAATATACTTAGGTAGAGCAGCTAGAACTGCTAACTCAAAAGAAGCGGTAGTATTAGGTTCTCAACTTGAAAACTGGCTAACCACATTACTAGATACGCTTGAAAGTGTAGCAATAGCAATGTCAGCAGCAGCAGCATATGTAGACGGCAAACCTACCCCAATAACATCATTAATATCAGCAGGACCAGAATTAGAAGCTGTATCAAAGTCTTTAAAGACTCAAATGACATTATTTCAATCTAAAAAAGTATTTACAGAGTAATGGCGGGAGAAGTACAAAAAGCAGAAGCTTTAAAGGGATCAGTAGAGTCTTCGATAGCAAAAGCTAGGGAAGCTCAAAAGAAATTCGAGGAGACAAAAAAGCAGGTAGAAGAAGCAAAAGCGAAAGCCCAAGCAGCTATAAAAAAAGCTAAAGAACTACAGCAAAAACTAAAAGAAACACAAGCTTTATTTAAAACACCAGGAGGAGTAAAAGGCGGGATAGCAGCAATAGCAGCTTCTCAAATGGGATTTATTAGAGGAAAAGTAGTAGCACAGGTACAGAAACAGGTATTAGCTTTATTAAGTAAGTTCTCAAGCGGTTGCCCTAAATCTAAAGAGCTACAAAAGATAATTAAAGTAAGGAGTACTTTAATAAACCATTTAACAAGTTTTGAAAAAAGAATTTTAGTCTTTCAAAATACAGCAGCAAAACTTACAGCTATTGTAAGTATAGTAAGTGCTTTAATAAAGATAATAACCTCTATACCTATCCCAACAGCAATAATACCTCCTCAAGTTGGAGGAATAGGTATCCCTATAAGTATACCCAACAAGTATAGTGCGTCTTTAGTTAAGTTGAATAAAATATTAGACAGGCTATTGGGAGATGCAGCAGCAATTTTAGCTGCTGTAACAGCAATTAGCCTTGTTATTAAAAATCTAAAAAGTAGGTTAGAATCGGTCGATCTAGCAATACAGCAATGTAGTATTGGAGAGCCAGCTGACTTAAATGAAATACTTGCAGTAGCACAGCCACCTGAAAATACAGGATCTGAAGGTACTCCTAGTCCAGATTACCTTTACAAAAATTACGTACTAGCGATTATAGAGGATCCAGATTCTCCTAAAATAGCACCTAGAAGGTATGCAGTTGCAAAAGATAGAGGAGGTACAATCCGACTAAGAGGAGAATCTTCTTTCAGTTCAGACACACAAGTTCTATTAGATGAACTTAAATTTAAGATAGATAATCAATTCACATAACATAACTATTTATTAATATGAAGTTAGATTTATTAAAAAAATTAATTAAAGAAGCAGTAAAAGAAGCAGTTCGAGAAGAATTAGCAATAGTTCTTTCTGAAGATATTAAACCTGTAAAAACACAAGTACAGCAGGTAACAAAGTATGCAGACTATAAACCTACAGTTGCAAGACCAGTACCTACAGGAAATCCTATAGCAGATTTAATGAACGAGACAAAATACTCAATGACTCAAGGGGAATACCAGAGCATGATAAGTGCAACATCAGATATGGTTCAAGCACCAGGATTAGGAATGAACCCTATAGAGAATTTTAGACAGGGTCCAGAACCGGGATTAGATATCTCACAGTTTGATTTTATGATGAGAGCAGGAGATGTGTATAAAGCATCAGTACAAAAAGATAAAGAAAGATTCGGAGCATAATGGCATTTAACGTACAGAAAATAAATCCACTAGATTTACAGCCTAGAAAAGCGGTTGGAGTTAATCTCCCGTTTTCTTCAAATTCTGTATTTAATTCTACATATACAACACAAGATGCTTTAAAAGCAAATTTAGTCAATCATTTCCTTACAGAGAAAGGAGAAAGATATCTAAACCCAGATTTAGGAGCAGGATTAAGAAGGCTTCTTTTTGATCAAATAACAGAAGATAAAAAAGGTGAAATAGATGCAGTAATAAGAACTGAAATCTCAACCTGGTTTCCAAGTGTAGAGGTAAATGACATAAAAGTAGCAACCTCTCCTGATACAAATACAGTAACAGTCTATATAAGATATAGCGTTACTCAGACAAATATACAAGATGAATTGTTAATTAATTTTGAACAATAATGGCTCAAGATAGAGATATAAAATACGTAAATAAAGACTTTGGGGATTTTAGAAGTCAATTAACTGAATACGCTAAGAATTATTTCCCAGACTCTTATAACGACTTCTCACCATCATCACCAGGTATGATGTTTATTGAGATGGCTGCTTATGTAGGAGATGTTTTATCATTCTACCAAGATACACAGCTTCAAGAGACATATATTCAGTACAGTAAAAACCCTGCCAATCTTTATAACTTAGCTTATATGATGGGTTATCGCCCAAAGATAACATCACCCGCTACAGTTGATATCGAAGTAACTCAAATAGTAGGAGCGACAGGAGGAGAACCAAATTGGACTGAAGCTCTATACATCCCTAGTTATACAAGAATAAAATCAACAGTAGCAGACCAAGTTAATTTCTTTATAGATAAACATGTTGATTTTGCTTTCTCAAGTTCCTACGATAACACAGACGTTACAATAGAAACTTTTTCTTCAGGTAATCCTAGTCAATTTAGACTAAGTAAAACTGCTAAAGCAATATCAGGAGAAATAAGAACTGCAACAGAAGTTATTACTACTGTAGAAAAATTTAGGACAATTACAATAGATGATACCGATATTATAGGAATACAGTCAATAGTAGATAGTGGCGGTAATATCTGGTATGAGGTTCCATTTTTAGGACAAGATACAGTCTTTGTAGATAATACAAATACTGCACCTGACAAACAATCAGTACCGTTTAGCTTAACTCTTCAAAGAGTTCCTAGAAGATTTGTAACAAGATTTCTAGCAAACGGCCAACTACAAATACAGTTTGGAGCAGGAATTAGCGGGCAAGATGACTCTATATTAACACCAGATCCAACTAATGTAGGATTTGGATCAAATCAAGGAGTAAGAAGAGTTGATTATGCGTACGATCCATCTAACTTCTTATCTACAAGATCATATGGATTAGCACCTGCTAATACAACCCTTACTATAACCTACCTAGTAGGAGGAGGAGTTCAAGCTAATGCTCCTGCAAATACAATTAACACATTAATAGGGTATGGAGGACAGGTAATTGATAGATCAGCAACACCAACCTCTCCAGCACAAATTAATACAGTTACGTTTAATAATAACTTAGCAGCTGTAGGAGGAAGAGATGGAGATACTGTAGATGAATTAAGAGAAAATTCACTGAGAGCTTTTAATGAACAAGGAAGAGCAGTAACATTACAAGATTATACAGTAAGAGCTTTATCAATGGATTCTAAGTACGGATCAATTGCAAAAGTATATGTAACACAAGATCAATTAACAAACCCAAATAGTAGTACAGATAGTATAATTGATAGTAATCCATTATCATTATCTCTATTTACTCTAGCGTATGACAATAATAAAAATCTAACACCTGCAACAAGTACATTAAAAAACAATCTTAAAACATATCTTTCAGAGTATATGGTTTTAACAGATGCTTTAAATATAAAAGATGCTTTTATTGTAAATATAGGTGTTAATTTTGATATAATAGTAAAACCTAACTTCTCAGGTAGAGATGTACTATTAACATGTACAGGTTTATTACAAGATTATTTTGATATAACAAAATGGAATATTAACCAACCAATTAATCTTTCAAGTATCTATACGCTACTAGACCAAGTAAAAG